AGCAGCAATTGGTTTTACTATTCATTTATTATTTATGGATGAGTTTGCGCATATACCTGCAAACTTTGTAAATACCTTTTATGAAAATGTTTATCCAACAGTATCAGCATCGGCAAACTCTAAAGTAATTATAACTAGTACACCTAATGGGTTTAATAAATTTTATGACATATATACTGCTGCTGATAAAGGGTTAAGTGAATATACACCATTCAGAGTTGATTGGTGGGATGTTCCAGGTAGGGATGATGCATGGATGAAACAAGAAGTTTCAAACTTAGGTAGTGATGAGGCATTTAATAGACAATACGGAAATCAGTTTATTGCTAGTTCATCATTATTATTAGGTGCAGCAAGTTTGAAAAAGCTTACACAAGGACAAGTAGAATTTGAGCATAGGGAGATCCCTGACTTTGATGAAGCCAAAATTGATTATTCAGGATTACTATGGCATCCTGATTTTAACTTAGATGAAATAGAAGAAGATTATAATTATTGGATATTTTCTGTAGATATTGCCGAAGGTGCAGGTGGGGATTATTCAGTTATTAATATGTTTCAAATAGAAATGTTAGACAAAAAAGATTGGAATGGTATAATAACTCCTAGTAGTTTTATTGATTTTTTCGGAATAACTCAAGTAGGTAGGTTTAGGAGTAATTCCCATACAATTGAAGAATTTGCAAAAACTCTTTATATTTTAGGATTTGATTTATTCTTTTCAGAAAATGTAAAACTTATTATTGAATGGAATATGTTCGGTGGAGAATTAATAAAAAGGATGGAAACTGTATTTCCCCAAAGAAATGATTTTGATGAAGAGTCTGTTGTTAAATTTAAACATAGGATAGATGCTAGGGTAAAACAATTTGGTCTTAAAGTAAAAAAAGATAATAAACCAATATTCTGTCAAAATTTTAAAAAATACATTTCTCAAAATAAAATTAAAATATTTGATAAAGATACTGTAAAAGAAGCTTCAACATTTGGTAAATTACCTAATGGGTCTTATGCAGGCCAATTGGGTAACGATGATTTGATCATGACTTGTATAAATAGTTCTGAGGTTTTTACTACTTTAGACTACTCAGATTTTGTAGAAGAGATATATGATAAGATGGATCCCACTATTCAATACCTAATAGAAGAACTTTTAGAAAAGGATTCAAAAGGCGGAAATCTTAATTTTGATATATATGACTTAGTATAAAAAGTAGTTGCTTAGTGGATATATAAAAAAACAAATAAACAAAAAAATATAATATAAGATGGCACTAGATCCGAAAATCGCTTCCCTTAAGGCCGCAGGAACATATAGGTTTGAATTTGACAAAAGTCAAGTAGTAAGTATTCCTGCAAACCAAACACGACTAATCGTAGGTTTTTCAAAGAAAGGCCCGTTTAATACACCTGTCTTTGTTCCTGATACTGCTTTCTTTAAGCAAGTATACGGTGATATAGATAGAAATTTAGAAAGAAAAGATTCTTTTTTCCATAGAAGCTGTTTAGCTGCATTGGAGAGAGGGCCAATCTTAGCTCTTAATTTACTTAATTTAGATAGTTCTGACCAAGTTAAAGCTGTAAGGTTTGGAACTGCATGTACACCAGATGCCCAAGCTAATGCCGGTTCATCATTCCTGTATTCAGGATTTTATAATAGAGATAAGTTCTGGTATCCATCAACTGATTCTTTCTTAGATAATATGTCAGGACCTTTAGTAAATAAATCAGCATTAAGTTCATTAACTATTAATGATTTGTTAGATGTTACTAACTTAGGACAAAATCCTATATCTGTAATAGCTAAAAAAGCTGCTAGTACTAATGTTTTACCTTATCAAGTAACAGTAGAAAATTGGTATGGTGCTGCTAATGTACCTGGATACTTAGATAAAGATAGTTTAATTTCAGACTTCTTTGTAGATATCTTTGTTATAGGTGGTAACTTTGGTGGAGACTTTAGTTCAGTAACACCTTATTCTAGGTTTCAATCAGATCCAACGTTCCAACAATATTTTGACCCAACACAAGGATTAAAAAGAAAAGTATTCCTTGCAGATTCAACTGATACTAAAATGCAACAGTTCTTTAATGAATCAGATGTAACTCTAATAGCAACTTACACTGCTTGTCTAATTCCTGATTTTGTAGATTTATTAGGTAATAACCTTTTTGTTGAAAAGGTTGTTAATACTGATACTGCCACGACAGGATTATTCGTTGCTGTGAATGAAGATTTATTTAGTGGAGATATTCTTATTGACGGTGTTCCTGGAGGAATTGATATGATAGGACATAATATTGAATATACTCAAGCTACTTCAATACAAGACAGTGTTGATTTCTTATCATACAGCGGATCAATTGTTTCTGACTTAGAATACTGTAGAACTTTCGAAGCTGGAACTACCGTTACTAATGCAGGATCAATACTTACAGTAAGTACCCCAACAGGTGGTGGAATACAAATTCAATTAGTTGGAGCTGTAGGCGATCCTATTTATGATGCATTTGCTACATTTACTGCAAACACTAGTAATGTCGTAGGAACTTTCATATTAGATACTGTAACAGGTGAATATGTACCAGTAACATCGGTGCAAATTATAGGAACTACAATAACTTTATTATTATCTGATGTAGGATTAACACAAGCTACAGACTTCCCATCAGGTGCTGGTGCTGCATATACTTATATAAATGAAGCAGACTTCGATTTTGTAGTTGATGAATTTCCATTATCAAACCCAACTGCAGGAATTATAGGTTCTTATGGATCTACATTACAAGCACAATTTGCTAACGGTACTTTAACTGACGGTGATGAAGCAGTATATAAAGTTGGTGTAGCAGAATATCCTTCTTGGTTAGTAATGAATGCCGTAGATTATGGATGGATTCATACAGGCGGACCTACAACAGTAGCTAACACACGTAGAATATCTGATCCTCTATATTATTTACCAGCTGTTAGAATTACTCCTTATCAAGAAGATGGTTTTGTTAATTTAACACCTCATGTTGAATTTACTTTAGATGGTGCAGGTGTATTCATGAAATCTGATGGTACTAATGCAACAGCAAACTGTATAAATGTACAAACTTTAAAAGGCGCTCTTAATAGATCAATTGATATTATAGGAGATTCTACTAATGAGCCTCTGTTAGCACCAAATCAAGTTTTAATAGCATCAACTAACCCTGATGCCTCTACTGTAGTTGTAGGAAATTATTTAGTACACTCTGAAGGTTCGATTACTGTTCCACGTTCAAGGTTAACACGAATGAATTCAGTCGCAGGTGGATTAACTCCATCGGAATATCCAATTATACCTGCAGGGACAACAGCATTATTAGTTACATGTCAATCTGAAGTTTCTATAGATACTGTAGGAGCTCTTAGAAAGGTAGAATTATATATACCAATTGATGAATGGGTAGATTATCTTAACGTATTTGAATTACCTGGCTTTGCTTTAGATCCTACTAAACATGTACCAGATGGAACAAATTCTAGACAGACTACATGCTTAGCTCCACTTGGAACATCTACTAATTTAGGAAAAGCCCTATGCGATAGAGAAACAATTAACTTCCGCTATGTAGTAGATAGTTATGGTAATGGTATTGAAGCAAGCTGTAAAGCTATTTATACTAATTTATGTATGACTAGAAAAAATGCATTTGCAATTGTCAACTCACCATCGGCTAAAGATTTTAAAGCAAATACTAACCCAAGCTTCAAGGATGCAATTGGTGGTTTATCTTCCAAGTTTATATCTGAAGGTGGGGATCTTGCATTAAATCCTACTGTTAGATTTTCATTACCTTCAACATCATCAGGTGGATCTTGGGGTGGATATTATTATCCATTCTTAACTGTTAGAGATTTAGGTAAGAACATAAGTGTACCACCTGCAGCATATGTATCTAATAACTTTATATTAAAATATGAAAATGCATTACCTTGGTCAATCGTGGCTGGTGTAAGGCGTGGAGTTATAGGTGGAAATGGTGTTGTAGGTTTAGAAATAAATCTTGATAGTGAAGATCGTTATTACTTAGAGCCATTCGGACTTAATCCGATTGTGTTCCAAAGTGGAACAGGACCAACTATCTTTGCGAATAAAACTGCACAACAAGTTCCAAAATCTGCATTAAGCTCAATCAATGTTAGAGAAGTTGTAATTTACATCCAAGATGGTATTGAGGCAATCCTTAAAAACTACTTATTTGAATTTAATACAGCTCAAACAAGATTGGAGATAAAAACTTTAGCTGATAATTTCTTAGCAACTGTTCAAAACGATGATGGTGTTTATGACTTCAGAAATATTATGGATGAAACTAATAATACACCTGAAGTAATTGACCAGAACATAGGGATTATAGATACATATATTGAACCAGTAAGAGGAATGGAAATTCTTGTACAAAGAACAACTATTTTAAGAACTGGAGCAATTAGTTCAGGAAACTTCCAATAAGAAGAATAGAAAGACGAATATATAAAAAAACAAAATAAATTATGCCGTTACCACATTATACACAATCAAGGGCCAGCAGTCAAAGGTATGAACCTATTCAGCCTAACCTTTTTGAGGTGACTATATTTTCACCACTAGGAGATGATACGGGTTTAATACTAGAACAAGTAAAAACAATTGGAGGTTTAAATCTCTTAAACCCAGCAGTTGAACCTGTAGCTCAAAAATATAAATTTGCTGATAGATCTTATGCTGGTATGCCATCAGTTACGTCGGTAGATTTAACTCTTAACTTCACTCTTAACTTGAATGATGCAAATGAAAACTATATGTACAATACATTCCGTAATTGGAATAAGTTAATCTATGATCCATTAACTGGTGAAATGGGATTAAAGAAAGATTACGTAGGAAGTATGATCGTAGTTCAGTATAATAGAGCAGGTGATATCTTTAGAAAGATTACTCTGAAAGACGTATTCCCTACAGGAACTATTGATTTCGTGGATGAATTAAGCTATGAAACACCAGATCCTGTCGAATTGACAATGACTTTTAAATGCGATCATTGGGTTGAGGAGAACGTAGGAGCATAAATTAATAATAAACTGGGAATACTTAAATATTCCCAGTTTTTTTGTCTCGTCCCTAATATATAATATAAATTATATAATATAAAATGATCATCTATAAACTACAACAACAGAAAACTAATAAAGTTTATGTAGGATATTCTGTAAATGATAACCCTAATAACCTTGGATCAGGTAAATACATTAAGCGTGCCGTTAAGGATTTCGGGACTACTGCCTTTAAAAGAGAAGTTTTAGAGGTATTTGATAAAGATGAATCTTTATCAGATGTCATGTCTCGAGTAGAGCATTGGATTAAAAAGTTTAGAGCTGATAATCCTAAATACGGTTTTAATGAAACTGTTCAAGAATTAATTCCACAAAAGAGAAGACTTACTAAAAAATTACAAGTTCTTCTTACTCCAAATGATGAGGAGAATCTCAATACAATTATTATACAAAAATCAATGGAAACTAGCGTAAAGCCAATTTCTATTTCACGTTATGTTAGACAATTAATAGTAGAGCATATAGTTGAAGAAACAAAACCAGAGAAACAATTAATAAAAAATAATTAAAAGATGGCAACAGAGCACGAAGAAAATATTAAAAAGGAGTTTGAAGCATCAGAAAGTATACAAGATACTGAAGCTACACAAACACCAGTAGTAGAAAAAGAAAAAGTAACAGTCTTAGGAAAGGTTGATACTAGTCGGCAATTAAAGACTGTGACTAGCGATGATCCTGAAATTAAAAGGATAAATGACCTAGTTGGATTTACTCCCTTAGATCTTACATCATTTCCTTCACAAGGAAAATTTTATAGAGATGATTTTGAAATTCATATTAGAGCAGCTAGGGTTGCTGAAATTAGAGCCTTTTCTACAATAGATGAAAATAATCTTAGGGAAGTCGATGAAGGGTTAAATAATATCATAATATCATGCTGTAAAGTAACGTATGGTACTCAGCGTGGATCTTTTAAAGATGTACTTGAAGAAGACAGAATTTATTTAATACTTTCTATTAGAGAATTAACATTCAAAACAGGTGAACAAACATTAATGATGCCTGTTTCTAAAAAATCATGTAAGAACTCTGCATGTAAACCACAAGAATCTGTAGAATTAAGAACAGGAAATTTACAATTTAATCAAATTGAAGATAGTATTGAAAAATATTATGATGGTGTTGATAAGTGTTATACAGTAACCACAAAAAATTATGGTATTATTAAATTAGCCCCACCTACAATTGGTGTTATGAGATCTATAACTGATTACGTGAGAGATAAAGAAGAAAAAGGCCAGAGCTGGGATAAATCTACATTTGGAGTTTTACCTTATCTACAAAGAGACTGGAGAGCATGGTCTGAGAAAGATATATTTTCAACCATTACTTCATATCAAGGCTGGGATGCTACAAAATTTACTATCGTCTATAGATTATGCGAAAGTATGAAAATAGGTGTTAAACCTGAAATGGAATTTCCATGTAAAAGCTGCGGTGAGGAGGTCACCGTTCCGCTAACGTTTCCCGGCGGTATCAAAGCTCTCTTTATTATTCCAGATATCTCTACTGAACTTTTATAAGGTTCGAGTATTACTTATGGAAAAGTTGCATCTTCAGCCAACTGAGCTGGATTTGCTTCCTTTCTATGAATACGAATATACCTTAGAAATCTATAATGATTTACTAAAAGACCGTAATAAACAAGAACAGCAACAAACGCAAGACACTTCGGATAAATACAATATGGATGGGCTAAAAAGCCAGGCTAATAGAAACATGAGTAATTACAAAACTCCTACTATGCCTAGCATAAAGATGCCCAAACTATAAAAATAATTTATAGATGGCCGCTGTAACCTTAAAAGACTTGATGGATCCGTTATCAAAGATCCAGGCGTCTACTACTTCTACTGTTGATGCTATTGATCAACTAACACAAGTCTCTATTGCTGCTGGTAATTCTACTAAGGCTGGTATGGCTTCATTAGCTTCATCTGTTGCAGTTAGTGGACAAATGGGTGATGGAATTCAAGGGGCTATACTTGCAGAATTACAATTACAAACCCAACTAATGAGAAACCAAAAAGGTGGTGGGCTATCAGCTTTATTTGGTGGAAGTGGTGGAAAACAGAAGAAAAGTAATTTAGAGCAAGGTGGGAATGGTATGCAAATGCTAGGTGCAGGAACTTGGGAAATGGCAAAGGCCTTACTTCTATTTATGTTAGTTCCAGTAAAGACTATTATGAAGTTTAATGACTTTGTAAAGGCCCAAATAGAAATGTGGGCTGATAAAGATACAAGTAAAGTAGAGAAGGGTTCTGCTGTTATGGAGGCCATGGGTAGAGCAATACTTACATTCTCAAAATCGTTAGCATTAGCTTCAATTCTTTTAATACCAGCTGCAATTGGAATACCTTTACTTTATTTAGCAACAATTTTAGTAGTACCACTATTCCTTTTACTAGGAATGGTAGATAAACAGATTACGAAAGGTGCAAGGGCCTTAGATAAAATAGGAGATGGGCTTAAATCATTTGCTATAGGCTTAGCATTTTTTGCCTTAGTCACATTCTTTATACTCATGCAGCCTGTAATTATTCTAGGAATGGTTATCACGCTGGTTCTAATTAGTGGTGTGGTGGCTTTAATAGGTATGTTTAGTAAACAGATTAGGAAAGGTTCAGTAGCGTTAGCTTTCATGGGACTAGGACTTGGTATCTTTGGTTTAGGTTATGCATTATTTGCTATAACTGTAATGTCAACTGCACCAACATTGGAAGCTGTTGCAATACAAGCAGGTATACTTATAGGTCTTGGTGTAGTGACAGCCATACTAGGTTCGTTAATGTCTTTAATTGTACAGGGCGCGATTTCTTTTGCAGCAATGGGAATAGGTTTACTTATATTTGGCCTAGGGTATATTCCATTTGCATATGCTACTGAAGATGTTACGTGGGAAGGGATAGCCATGCAAGCAGCTTTATTAACTGGGCTAGGTGTGGTGTTTGCTCTCGCCGGAGTAGGAATATTATTTATTCTAGCCGGTGCAGCTGCATTCGGTGCTATAGGTCTAGCTTTATTAGTTTTGGCACCAGGTTTATCTGCTATACAAAAAGTAAACTTTACAGAAGAAGATGCAAAAAAATTAACAACGACATTAGCAGGTGTTAAATCAGCATTCATGGGAACAGACGGTAAAGAATCTGGTGGTTTCTTTGCTTCATTAAAGGGTGCCTTAGTTGGTGCCGTTGATTCTGTTAAAATGCTTGCTGCTGCCGCAGGATTTTCAGCTGCTGGTATATCTTTAATACTCCTATCAAAAGGTTTAAGTGCTTTCTCAAAACTAGGCTGGACTGATGGTCAGACTATGGAATTAACCACAATGTTAAGTGGAATTACTGTTGCGTTTGCACAAGCAGGTGGAGAGCCAGCAAACCCAGGTGGATTATTTGGGGCGGTATTTGGTAATGCATTTTCCCCTAATGCAACAGAACGAGGTATTGATTCTGTGATGGGCGCCGGTAAAGCTTTAACCAAAATTGCAGTAGGCCTTAAGTCATTCCAGGCGTTAATTGACCAAGGTGTAGACTGGGATGTGTTAGGTGATGCTATTGCAAAAACAGTAGGATTTATACAAAGAGCATTTTCTGCTGTTGCCGAAGAAGGTAATGTTGAAGCCGGCGGGTTTTTCAACACTCTTTTTGGAATCAAGAAGAATAAAGTAAAAGAAGGTATTGATTCTGTAACTGGGGCAGGTAAAGCCTTAACTGGTATTGCTGAGGGTTTAATGGCATTCCAAGAATTAGTAGATTCTAAAGTAGACTTTGATGCAGTAGGTATTGCTATATCTAAATCTGTAGGTTTTGTACAAGAAGCATTTTCAGCTGTTGCTGACCAAGGTAATGTTCAAGCTGGTGGTTTTTGGGGTAGTCTTTTTGGAATCAAGAAGAACAAAGTACAAGAAGGTATTCAATCAGTACAAGGTGCAGGTAAAGCTCTAACTGGTATTGCAGAAGGTTTAATGGGATTCCAAAAATTAATAGAGTCCGATGTAGACTTTGATCAAATTGGTGTTGCTATATCTAAATCTATAGGTTTTGTACAAGAAGCTTTTTCTGCTGTCGCTGACCAAGGCACAGTTAAAGCTGGTGGCTTTTGGGGTAGTCTTTTCAATATTAAAAAGAATAAAGTACAAGAAGGTATAAAATCAGTATCTGGTGCTGGTGACGAATTAAGTAAAATTGCCAAAGCTTTAAGTACTTTTTCAGGTATTGAAGATCCTGAAGGTACAGCCGAGAAAATTAAAGTAGTATTAGGTTTGGTTGGTGGTGCGTTTGCTCAAATCGGTGGAATGGAAACTACAGATGATGGTTGGTTTGGAATTAGTTGGGATGAAAATTTAGTAGAAAAAGGTATAGATGCAGTAGATGGTGCAGGAGAGGCCCTTACTGATATAGCAAAAGGCCTTGAAGCATTTAGTAAAAATACAGATCCAGTTGCAGTCGCAAAGTCTATAGGTCTTTTACTAACATCAATAGGAACAACGTTTAGTGATCTTTATACTACAAACCCGTTCATATCAATGCAATTAGATGATTTTGCTACATTCATAGTGACTATAGGAGATGTTGCAGAGAAAGGACAATTAGAAAAAGCAGCTGATGGTATTTCAAAAATCGCCGATGCTGTTAATAAAATAGAAATTGATAAAGCAGTAGCATTTGGGGACTTATTTAAATCTTCAGCCGCATTATCTAGCGATAGGAGTGCGTATAGGGCTTTAGCAAAAGCAGTAGGAGAGATTAGAGATATGATGGCGGCACCGGCAGAAAGTGAAGAGGGTGGCGATGATAGAAATGTTTTTGAAAAAGTAAAAGATAAAGTAATGGGCAAATCTAAATCATCAGGACCTAGCCCAGTAGATAGAAAGTTATTAGGTGCTCTTGGAAGACTAAATACAACAATGGGCAGTCTTCCAGGAATGATTGCTTCTATTGATTTTGATAATGATAATGATTAATAATACAAAGTAATAATGATATTATCCTTTTCAGATTTTCTAAACGAAGCTAAATTTAATGTAGGATACCATGCAGCACCTGGTGTAGTAATGGGTTCAATTAACAAATATGGCCTAGATCCTAAAAGATCTAAATACTATTCTAGTGATGAAATATATTTTTTTAAAGATAGAACAGAAGCTCATTCATATGCAGTTCACATGGCAAATTATGATGGGTATGAACCCTTCTATATTATACAAGTTGATTTGAAAGGTATTGATCTTAAAAAGGATACAGGTTTATTCCCAGGTTCAACTGAAGAAATAGAAGATTCAGCTTATTATACAACAAAACCAATACCAGCAAAAAAGATAAAAGTAATTGATAAGGTATAAATTCATACATAAAATCTTAAACTAACTTACATTTTAGCTATATAAAATATACTAACAATTAACAAAAATAGTATAGTTATGAAAAATATAGTTTGGTTTGACCTCGAGACTACTGGAATAAGTACAACAGCAGATCGCATCATTGAAATTTGTATGATTAAGACAGATTTAGATGGCAAGGAGATTAGTACTTATAATCAATTAATTAATCCAGGTGATGTAGAAATGAGAGCTGAGGCTCAAGAAAAGCATGGAATTTCCCTAGATATGTTAGAGGGTAAACCTACCTTTGAAATGGTAGCATCTGAAATAAATGATTTTATTGGTGACAGTGACTTAGGAGGATATAATGCCTTATTCTTTGATGTACCTTTCTTATGTGAGGAATTCATGAGATGTGGTATTGTATTTAACCATAGAGGTAGAGCTGTAATGGATCCTTTCCTTATTTACAGTAATTATGAAAAAAGAGATTTAACAAATACTTACAAAAAATTCACAGGTAAAGATTTAGAAGGTGCACATAGGGCTGAGGCTGATGTTAGAGCTACTATGGAGATATTTCAAAAACAGAGAGAAGTATATGATATGCCCCAAACTGCTAAAGAAATTGATAAGGTTGTAAATACTCGTAGAGCTGATCAAGTTGATTTAGGAAGTAAATTAAAATTTGATGAAATAAACGGAAATAGAACTATTGTTTTTAACTTTGGTAAACATAAAGGAAAACCCTTTAAGGAAGTATTTGAAAATGATGCAAGATATATTGATTGGATAATTGATAAGGGTGAGTTTTCTAAAGAATTAAAAGTTATCTGTAGAAAGCTATCCCAAAAATTTGGAGCTAATAATATAAATATGCCACTGTAATCTTTCAGAAAACAGATTAATTTGTTATTATTATTATATACTAAACATAAAATTATATAAAAATGAATAGATTAGAACATCCTGACTTAGCAATAAAATCTACATTCCACGGCACCGACTTTGTAGCATCAAAACAAGATATAGAGAAAGCATGTGGTAAAACAATGTTTTCCGATGATGATATTAATGAAGTAACTCAACATGAATGGGAGATGCAAACTGAAGATGGGACACCTTTTACTATTTATGATTGGAAGGAATATCGTGAAATTTCAGATAATGAAAAAATAACTTGGCATATTGGATCTTTCAATAGGTTTGGTAGTGCAAAGGCATATAAAGAATTACAAAGGTCTTTTCACTTACATCCTAAGATTGAATATAATATATAGGATAGTTCTTTAAATTAATGGGGGTGAACGGTTTTTGACAATCTGATTGCAATTAAAACCACAGCACTGGGTGATGACCTACATCAATCGTTAAGTGGAAACACTCAACTTGCAATGGCTGCCTAGTAGGTAAGTAATGCTCATCATATAACCGATTATACTTGTAGGTTATTAAGATGTAAAATGAAAGTAGTATAGGTGAAAGGTAAATGATTTTCAGGCCATGAACCACCTTAAGAGTTCTAATCTCCGGTAAATCCATTTTGGAAGTTTAAGAAAACTTATCCTATGCTGTAAGAACGGTTTTTCGGAATACTTATTGGACGTGGGTTCGAATCCCACCACCTCCACAAATAAAAATAAAGTTATGAAAGAAGATTATCAATTCGCACTAAAAATTTTAAATAGTAAAAAAAATACTATTATTCATTATCCTGCTCTTAAAAATATAATAAAGCTTTTTAATAAAAAATGGATCATTAAAAAAGGTACCCCAATGTACTCACGATATTCTAATTCCCTCCGTATGACTTTGATAAAAAACTTTAAAAAAACAAACATTAAATCTACTATATAAAAATAAAACAATGGCAGTAAGTATTGAGAAGAAGTATCAAAAGTTAACTGATACAGAACATGTTCTACATCGCCCTGGGATGTATGTCGGTTCTATTAAGCCTCATACAGAAGAAGTATTTTTGCCAATTAAAGGAAAGGATCAATTTCAATTAACCGAAGTAACTTATAATCCTGGATTCTTAAAATTATTTGATGAAATTATTTCTAACTCGGTTGATGAACATAAAAGGAATCCCAAGTTAAATAAGATTAAAATAAAGCTTGATATGGATAGTGGTTTAATATCTGTATGGGACAATGGAGGTATACCTGTAGAAATCCATAAAGAATATGATGAATGGGTACCAGAAATGGTTTTTTCTAATTTAAAGACAGGAAGTAATTTTGAAGATTCCGAAGATAGAATTGTTGTTGGAACTAACGGTGTAGGTAGTACATTAACAAATATTTTTAGTAAAGAATTTAATATCCAAACCTGTGATGGTAAAAAACAATTCAATCAAACTTTTGAAGATAATATGGGTAAAAGAAGAAAGCCCAAAATTACTAAAAAGAAAACTCCACACACTCAAATAACATATCTTACTGACTTTGAAAGATTTGGATTAAAGGGAATTGATAAGAATCATTATTTAATGATAACTAAAAGACTTATTGATATTGCTGCATGTAACCCTACTTTAAAAATTTACTTAAATAATAAACCTATTGCATTTAGAACATTTAAAGATTATGCAAGCCGTTATGTAACTCCAGTATTTTATGAGCAATCAGAACATTGGAAAATTGGTATAGGTCATTCAACTACAGGATTTAAAGCTATATCATTTGTTAACTCTGTTGAAACTAAAGACGGTGGAACTCATGTTAATAATATAGATTGGCAAATTACATCCTTTCTTAGAGAAAAGATAAAAAGAAAATATAGAGTTGATGTAAAACCTTCGGAATTAAGACAACATTTATATTTGTTTATTAATTGTACTGTTATTAATCCCTCGTTCTCTTCACAAACAAAAGAAAAATTAATTACTGCTCCTAAAGATTTTGGTACAAGCCATATATTAAGTGAAAAAGTTTTAAGACAGGTTTTAAATTCTGAAATTATAGAATCAGTATTAGATTGGATTGAAAGAAAAAAGGAAGCCGATGAAAGATCTAAATTAAGAAAGTTAAATAAAGGTTTAGATAAAACTAAAGTTTTAAAATTAATTGATGCAAAGAAAAGAGGAGTTAGAGAAAAATGTACTCTTGCAATATTTGAAGGTGATTCTGCATCATCGGCATTTAGAAGATATAGAGAACCGCAATATCAAGGAGCTTTTCCATTAAGAGGTAAATTTATTAATGTTAGAGAATTACCTGCATCTAAGGTTGTACAGAATAAAGAGGTACAATCAATGATGGCTGCTATGGGTTTAAAGATAGGTCATGAGCCTAAAGAATTAAGATACGGTAAAATACTTTTATATACCGATGCGGATGTAGACGGTAATTCTATTTCAGCTTTATTAATTAATTTCTTAGGTAAGTATTGGCCAGAATTATTTAGTGAAGGTAGGATATTAAAAGTAGAAACACCCTTAATGGTTGCAAAGAAAGGAAAGGAATCTTTAAACTTTTATACTGATGAAGATTATAAAGAATGGGAATCTAAACAGAGAAATTTAAATTCTTGGTCAATTGAGTATAAGAAAGGGTTAGCTGCACTAGAGGATGCCGAATACAAAGAGATCATTAGAAGCCCGAGAACCTTTACTTTAACTAAGGATAGTGAATTTAACAATACATTAGATATCTGGTTTTCTAAAGACTCTACACCTCGTAAAAGTAAGATATTAGGACAAGAAGTAAAACTAAACAATAACAAATCATTATTTTAATGAAAAGAACAGTAACATCATTTTTTGATAGAGAGTATTTAGAATATGCTAAATATGTTGTAGAGAATAGAGCTATACCTAGTTGTATTGATGGACTTAAACCTACACAAAGAAAGGTTGTCTATATTGCAAATAAAATATGGAAAAATGGTAATGAAAAACCAATGAAGTTATTTCAACTTGCAGGAAGGGTAGCAGCTGAAGCATTTTATCATCATGGGAATACTTCTTTAGAATCATCTATGGTCGGTATGGCTCAAAAGTTTAAAAACTCCTTACCATTATTAGAAGGTATTGGTCAGTTTGGATCATTAAGATCTCCATCCGCAGGTGCACCTCGTTATATCAGTGCTAAGTTACATCCTAATTTTAGATTACTTTATCAAGACTTTGAATTGCTTGATAATAAAATAGAAGAAGGCGAAAAGATTGAACCAGAATATTTTCTACCTATTGTTCCAACTGTTATATTAAATGGTACATCAGGAATTGCTGTAGGTTTTGCTACTAATATATTAAATAGGAATCCTAAAGATGTAATAGATGCATGTATCTCGTGTGTAAATGGAAAAGGGATAAAAACATTAGCCCCGTGGATTGAGGAATTTAAAGGTACATTTATTAGAGATATAGAAAATCCCAAGACTTGGAAAATTAGCGGTTCTTATCAGGTTATTAATACAAATACAGTAAAGATAACATCTATACCTCCGAACTACACCTATGAAAGGTATGAAGAAATTTTAAATCTTTTAATGGAAAAGGGAGTAATAACTTCATATGATGATAATTCATCAGAAACTATTGAATATGTTTTAAAATTCAGAAGATCTGTTCTAAAGGATTTAATAGCAAAAAATAAATTAGAAAGAGTACTAAGATTAAATACTCAAGAAACAGAAAACCTTACTACTATAGATGAAAACGGTGAACTTAAAATATTTAATAAAGCCGAGGAAATAGTAAAACATTTTGTAGAAGTCAGGCTAGGTTGGTATCAAACAAGAAAAGATTATTTAATTGATAAAACTGAAAAGCAATTATCATTAGTAACAAATAAAGCTAGATTCATTAATGATATAATCAAAGGTAAATTGAAAATTAATAATGTTCCTAAAGATAAAATTATAACTTATCTTGAAACTAATAGTTATGATACTGTTCATGGATCTTATGATTATCTTTTATCAATGGCAATTCATTCTTTAACAAAGGAAAGATATGAAAAATTACTATTAGAGAAAGAAGGTTGTATTATTGCATTAAAAACTTTACAAAAGATAGATCCTAAAGAAATGTATTTGACAGATCTTAAAAAATTAAAGGCAGCAATTAAGTAAACTTTTTTAAAAATTAACATATAAAAATAAACAAATATTATGCTAAAAGAACAATCGTCAACAGTAGATTCATCAATGATTAATAAGTATGTTTATAATTTTGCCACTAAAACATTAAAGGTAGAATTTAAATCAGGTAGTCTTTATGAATATAACAATGTTGAATCAGGTCTATATGATGAACTATGTAAATCTGAATCTACAGGTAAATTTTTCAATGAAAAGATAAAAAACAATTTTGACTATACACAGTTATTAACTGACTAAATGAATAAAGTTATTTTAATAGGAAAGGCTGCTGCTGGTAAAGATCATATGAGAAAGGTTTTAGAAGGTAGAGGCTTTACTTATGGTACATCTTATACTACCCGTCCACCTAGAGAAGGTGAAATTGATGGCCAAGATTATTATTTCATATCAAAAGCTGATTTTGAAACTTTTGCTTATAATAATTATTGGTATGAACATGTAGAATTTAATGGGTGGTTTTACGGAACTAGCCACGATCAATTTAAAAAGAGTTGTAATTTATTTGTTATGACACCTAAAGGAGTTGAGTCAATAAATCCTATTGACAGAAAAGACTGTACTATTATTTACTTAGATATACCTTTAGAAGTTAGAACAAAACGATTAAAGGAAAGAGGGGATCTTAATGATAAAATCCAAAGAAGGATTGATGCAGATGAGATTGACTTTGCTAATTTTAAAGATTATGATATTTTAATAAACAATCCTAACTTTTAATCATATAAAAATAAAACAATGAGTAAATTTATTATTATAGAAGGTACCGACAATGTAGGTAAAGATACACAGCAAGATTTAATAATTGCAAAGGTTAATGATTTAGTTTTCCATAAAATTCACTATACATCTTTACCGTTCTCAAATACCTCACCAAAGAACCAATATGCCAATTATTCTAAAAAAATGTATAATGACATGTTTAAATTGATGATGAATTGTAAAGATGATGATATTAACATTATTTTTAATAGATCTCATTTAGGAGAAACTATTTACTCTCCACTCTATCGAGGATATTCAGGTGATTATATTTTTGATATTGAAAAGAAATATACTAAAGCATTAAGAGAAAACCTTTATCTTATTACATTAGTTAATGATCCACACACAATTCTGTCAAGAGATGATGGTAATTCATTTTATGGTAATGAAGAAGAAGTTAAAGCTGAGGTAGATGGGTTTACAAGAGCTCATCGTTTAAGTTCAATTAAAAACAAGATATTAATAAATATAGGTACAATGAGTGCTGAGGAAGTATCTAATATTTTAATTGATTTTTTAAACCAAGAGAATACTATAACAGGAAATAATAAACAATTAGAAATATTTTCATAAATGAGAACATATAACGGCGATACATTCGGTGAGGTTTACGAAAAAGCATTAAGAGATACTTTAGAGAATCCAGATTATACCTCTAAACCAAGAGGGATGGAAATAAAAGAAATCTGTAATGCAGCATTAGTTATAGAGGATCCTTATTATCCTTTATACGAAAATAAAAAAAGAAGTAGCCAATTTAAGTATATTGCTGGTGAAACTGTTTGGTATTTTACAGGAAGAGATGATATTGACTTTATTAATAAATATTCTCAGTTCTGGAAACAATTAGACAATGGTGATGGAACTGTTAATTCAGCTTATGGTAATCTTATATTCAAAGAAAGGTTATCTGATGGTAGAAATCAATATCAATGGGCAATGGATTCATTAATAGATGATAAGGATTCAAGGCAAGCTATTATTCATTTTAATAAACCTTCCCATCAATGGAAAAATAATAAAGATTTTGTTTGTACTTTAAATGGTGTATTTCAAATAAGAGAAGACAGATTAAACTTTACTGTTGACATGAGATCAAATGATCTTATACTAGGAACACCAACTGATATAGCTTTCTTCTGCCTATTACAGCAACAAATGTTAAAACATTTACAAATATTTTACCCTAGTCTTAGGATGGGTTCTTATACTCATATTGTACATTCTCTTCATATTTATGAAAAACATTTTGATTTAGTTAAAGGAATGCTAAAACACCCATTTACAGATATGTCTTATCCACCTTTTAAAGAAAACCTAATTACTATTAAGGGAGACCCAACGGATAATTTAAATATGTTAGAAATGGATATTTTAGAAGCAGGCCCTACAACTATATTTAAAGATTTATTATTTAAATGGCTCTCAAGCAATAGTGTGGAGTATAACAAGGATATATAATAAAATAAAAGTTTTGGTGAAACACGTTAAATTATTCGAGGATTTTAAAGATAAAGAACCTGCGGATTTACATAAAGTTTATTTAGCATTTGACCCAGACCTGGGTCATAGGTTCTGGCAATTTAAGGATTTTGCAGCTGATAAATTCTTTACAAGATTAACTCCTGAAAATTATAAGAAACATAAGATTGATTCAAGTTTACCAGTCTTAACCTATAATAGTAAAGTAGTACAGAAATTACTTGATGATGGGTTAATTAAACATGAGAATGTATACAATAAACCTGAGCATATTGAAAAATCAGGGTCTAAGGCAGAATTTCATAAAATAGTTGAAGGTGATAAAAATATACCCAAAACAATCCATAAGACTGAAGATGCCGTTAAAGAAATAGGGTTTCCTATGATTGCTAAACCAGCAGTGGGCCACTCAGGGTTAGGGATCACTGTAATGAAGAACCAAAAAGATTTTGATTCAGCAGATCATTCTAAATTAGATGTATATTCACAATATATTGATAAGAAGGGTGAACATAGGTTTTTTACATTTAAAGGCAAACCTTTCTTT